AATGGTATCTCCTCATCAATGCACTTCACCTCTCCCGTGGCAAGTATCTTCTCATAATAGGAATTGTCCTCACCACGGTAGATAATGGATGCGTTCTTGTCACGCTTGATTTTCTTCTCCTTGATCAAGCGTTCTTTCTCTTGACGAATCTTTTCAAGCAATACGCTTGCTGGTTCGTCATTAGGGTCTTGCGGTACAAGTTTTCCCTGTATCGCCCATTGTAATATGCTATTCTTTAATTGCTTTCCGTTCATTGTAATTTTCTATCGTTAGAAATCATTGTCCTTATTCTTCTGCTTCAAGAAGAACTGATAAAGTTTCTTGCCTATTTTATCTTTGGCAAATGTCCGCTCATGCTCAATAGGTATGGTAGATAACCTTATCTTAGCCACGCCTTTTTTCAACAACTCAAATTGTTGTGGACTTATCTTGAATTGAGCTGTAGAACTGATTTCTGTCACTGGAAGGACTATATTGCCAGAAACAATGCCTGCCGTTTCAGAGCCGCTACCAATCTGAGAACCATAAAGTTTAATAACTTCACCATCGAATGTTTTCAACAACATGGTTGATTCTTTCAGGAAATTCAGTCGGTCTGACTTTACGGTTGCGATAATGTAATATGCCGTATCTTGCTTTGCAACGCTATATTTCATGTTGCATCCCTCGGCAGCCAAAGGTCGATATGTATATCCAACCGTTTGTGCATTTATATTGATACTGCACATAGTCAGTACAATAGACAAAATGATTTGTATTCCAATATTACTTTTCATAATTATGCTATAAAATCGAAGTGTCCTTATTTTATTGTTGTTACTCTGCTTCGTCCAACAATTTGTCAAGTTGCGCTTGCAGTTCTTCACGCTTTGGCAAATAGAGTTGGTAACGTGCCACAAACAATTGATTGGTTATACCCTCCAAGGCATATTCCATCAGAAGTTCGTCTTTTCTTGCTCCCAAAACTATGCCAATGGGTGGATTATCGTCAGGTTGACATACTTCTGTTTTGAAATAGTTCAAGTAGAGGTTCATCTGCCCAATATCACCATGCTTTATCTCTGCTCGCTTCAAATCAATCAACACATAGCATTTCAAGATACAGTGGTAGAACACCAAATCCACCTTGAACTGTCGGCTTCCTATCTGCATGGAGTATTGTCTGCCCACAAATGCAAAACCGCGTCCCATTTCCAAAAGGAACTGCTCCATGTGGTCTTTCAGAGCCTTTTCCAAGTCACCCTCCTTATAGCGTTTCTGTTTGGGAAGTCCTGCAAATTCAAGCACGAAAGGGTCACGGATGATGTCTTGCGGAGTTTGTACTTGATGCCCCTCGTTAGCCAAAGCAAGAACTCCTGCCTTGTCTGTACTTAGTGCAAGTCGCTGAAACAGACAACTTTTCATCTGTCTTTTCAGTTCCCTAACTTTCCAACATTCCTTGATGGATTCCTTATAATAGAACTGCATTTCAAGTGCATTATCACACTTCAACAGTTCATAGTAATGGCTCCATGTCAATTTGTGGGACAGTGTCCCACATTTTGGGAATGCCAAGTATAACTTACGCATATAGGTAAGGTTTGTTCGGTTAAAACCTTTTCCATTTCTTGCTGTCAAATCCTTTGCAAGGTTTACAAGTAACCTTTTGCCATATTCAGCTCTTTGTTTACCACCCTGTTCAAATTCAACGATATACTTTCCAGTTTGCCAATTGGCATCAAGCAATTCCGTATTGACCGCAGCAATGGCTTTTGACTTCGCCTCACCCCATAGCGTGGTTATGTTGTCTATCAACTTCTGATAGGCAGCATCATTTATGTTTGTCAAACCTTTATTCTCCATGCCAATCTTTTAGATTTGTGGAACACCGTTCCACGTTTTACAATTCGTCCACATTTACATTTATGCCCAAGATACGCTGTATCTCTGCCAATGTCTTATCAATTTCATGATCAAGAGCTTTGCGCTTCTTGAAATAGTCGGCAAGCAGTTCGGCAGGAGGCAAGATTTCTTCATCCTCTTTCGGGAACTTGCACAAGTCGAAGTTGCAATCGGTGGCGATAAGGTCTTCAACTGAATAGCAACGAGATTTCTCGTCACCATCAGCAATAATAATCTCCTTACGGTCGTTCCACCACTCACGGATTGGGTCGCAATGTTCCGACTTCATGGACTTTGTCTTTGAGAAATGCTTGTAACCCTCTGGCATATCCAAACGGTAGAACCACGTTTCCTTTGTAGAATAACCTTCAGGAGCACCCTCCGCACTGGTATTGTCGAAGAACAAAATGTTCGTGGCAATCGAAGTGTAAGGTGCAAAGATACTGCCAGGCAAACGGATAATGGTATGCAAGTTGAAATCTCTGAGTAGCTTGGTCTTGATGGCAATCTTTGTGTTGTCCGCTCCAAACAAAAAACCGTCTGGGACAATGACCGCTGCACGACCATTCTTCTTCAGTCGGTACATGATGAGAACCATGAACAAGTCAGCAGTCTCGCTACTGCGCATATCAGAAGGGAAGTGTGACTTGACATCCGACTTCTCGTTTCCACCGTATGGTGGGTTCATCAACACAACATCAAACTTGTCTCCGTCTGTATAGTTGAGTACATCTTTTGTAAGCGAGTTGTCGTGATATACCAATGGCGTGTCAATACCATGCAGCAACAGGTTTGTCACACATAGCATATACGGGAATTGTTTCTTTTCTATGCCAAATACAGACTGATTGTACTCTTTGCGGTCTTCAGCAGTCTTTACCTTCTTGTCCAATTCACCCAGCCAACTTGTAATGAAACCTCCTGTACCACAAGCGAAGTCTGCCATTTTCTCACCAATCTGCGGATTGACTATCTCTGCCATAAATTCGGTCAAGGCTCTTGGGGTGTAGAACTCACCAGAGGAACCTGCCGACTGCATTTCTTTGAGGATTGTCTCGTATATCTCACCGAAAGCATGACTTTCCTCATAGTCTCCAAGGTTCAAACCGTCAATCACATTCAGCACTTGACGAAGTTGAACGCCATCTTTCATATATTGATTGGCATCCTCAAATGTGGTCTTTACAATCGCCTGACGGATAGGGGTAGTTGGTGTTACCTCTATGTTTTTGAGTTCCACAAACAATGTATTGTTGACAAACGAAAGCAACTCATCACCAGTCAAGGCTTTACCGCTTCCATCGTCATGCGCCCAGTTGCGCCAACGGCATTCTTCTGGAATAATAGACTTGTAATCATCATCGTCCAACTCCCAATCATTCTCTTTCTCGTCATAGACTTTCAAGAACAGCATCCACGCCATTTGTTCTATGCGTTGCGCATCACCGTTGATACCGGCATCATTGCGCATTATATTGCGTACTCGTTTTACGAAATTTGATAAACTCATATTTTGTTTCTATTTTATGCTATATTATATATGTATTGTTCCAGTTCCTTTACGGCATCAAGATAGCCTTGCTTGCCACCAAAGAACTTCACGATGTTTGCCTTTGAACCCAATTTGCGGAATGGGTCATTTTCAAGCACAGTAAGGCTTTCCAATTCAGACACACCTTCCTTGGTGTACTTATCCAACAAGGCTTCAAGCACAAGTCGTGCCTGTTCACCATACTTGCTGAATATGTCTCGTTTCTTCACTTGTTCGGCACGTTCATGTCGTGTAAGTGTTTTCTTGCCGTAGGCTATATGGCAGATGAAATCGAAATCATCAACATCGTCCATGTCTTGGTCATGCTTCAACACCGCAAGGTCAATGCCACTTTCTTTAAGCATTTCAGCAATGTCTGACTTTTTCTTGGTTTCTTTCCATTTGGAAGTGAACGTATCAATCGTAGCGTATGTGTCTATGATACTTTTCTTTGTATAGTCGGTAATGCTTTCCGTGCGAAGCAACTTACCATTTGTGTCATAGACAGAAACGACCTTGTTAATGACCTTTACTGTACAACCATCCGAGTTGACTATTGGCTTAGGTTGTTTGGGCGGTTGTTGACAAATACATGGAATCTGACCACATACGGGGCAGGGCTCTGGTGTCGGTTTGGGACACACGCATGGATTCTGTCCACATACAGGACAAATATGTGGTTTAGGCGGATAATTCGGGTCTATCTCAATCGGTCCGTCCCAATCAGGGTCAGCAAACAATCGTGTTACGTTGCGGAAGTCCATTACTGTGAAGTATGTCTTTCCTTCTTTCTCACGAAGACGAGTGCCACGACCAATTATCTGTTTGAACTCTGTCATAGAGCCGATTTGTTGGTCAAGAACAATCAGTTTTGTCATTTTGCAATCAACACCAGTTGAAAGCAACTTACTTGTAGTTGCTATGACAGGATATTTCTCTGCAACAGAAATGAAATAATCCAACTTGCCTTTTCCGTATTCGTCACTACCAGTTATACGAACCACATAGTCGGGATTTTTCTTACACATATCAGCATTGGCATTAGCCAAAGCCATACGCATACGTTCCGCATGAGTTTCATCAGCACAGAACACTATGGTCTTAGCCATGCGATCTGTACTTTTCAGATAGTTGGTTATCTCATGCGCAACTTCCCTTATACGGTCTTCTATGACAATGTTATAGTCATAGTCGCTGTTGTTATAAATGCGGTCTTCTATCTCGTTGCCGTATATATCCTTTTGTCCCTTTGTCGGTCTCCATTCGTCACCGATGTTTGTTGTGATGTTGATAACCTTGAAAGGAGCAAGGAAACCGTCCTCAATTCCGTTTTTAAGACTGTAAGTATAGACTGGTTCACCAAAGTAGCCAATACTTGACTGATATTTTGTTTCTTTAGGTGTGGCAGTCATACCTATATGAGTAGCCGAAGAAAAGTATTCCAAGATGTTTCGCCAGTTGCTATCATCCTTTGCGCTACCTCTATGACACTCATCAACGATAACAAGGTCAAAATAGTCTGGATTAGGAAACAGCTCCTTATAGTTTTTGGCATCATTCTGTCCAATCAACTGTTGATAGAGTGCAAAGAACACTTGATAAGAACCCAGTTCTTCCAAGTGGTTCTTGTCTTTTGAGTAGTCAATCTTGTGTGTCACCTTTTCTAATGGCTTGAAATCCTGCTGTATGGATTGGTCAACCAATATGTTTCGGTCTGCAAGATACAACACTTTCTTCTTCAAACCACTTTTAAGCAAACGCCATACAATCTGGAATGCAGTATATGTCTTGCCTGTGCCAGTTGCCATGACAAGGAGCACACGGTTTTGTCCTTTGGCAATGGCACCAACTGTGCGGTTTACTGCATTGCGCTGATAATATCGTGGCGGAAATATATTCTGACCAGTGCAAAAAGGCTGCTCTATGATAGCCAGCTCTTGTTCGTTAAGTCCGTTTCCATCGTTAGCCTCATTTTTATATCTTTCGACAAGTTCTTCTTTTGTTGGAAATTCGTCCATAGCAAAAGTGCGTTCCTTGCCTGTCAAGAAGTCATGTTCGGCAAAACCTTCACCATTTGAACTGTATGCAAACTTCACATCAAGCATTTGGGCATAGGTCATGGCTTGTTGCAATCCATGAGAAACAGAATGATTGGCATCCTTTGCTTCTACAATAGCAATGGGTGTTGCCTTATTTGCATAAAGTACATAGTCGGCAAACTTCGGTTTCTCTCTATGCACAAGATTACCATGAAGGCTAATTTTACCGTCAGTAAATTTAACCTTCTGTTCCATGAATATACTATCCTTTGACCATCCCTTGCTCGTGATGGCTTCGTTGATATAGCGGAACTTGATGTCCTCTTCTGTAAGTTCTTTGCTTATGCCCATGTTCAAATAACGTTTTATTATCGGAAGTTATTTTGTCCAGTTCTAAAAATCCAGCATTTGGCGTTTTTACTCTCGCTCGTCCTCGTCTGTTATCAAGTCCTTCAAATCGACTTGTAGAATTTTGGATATTTCAAGCAATGTTTCCAAATCTGGCTGGTATTTATTCCTGGCGTAGCAGTTTACTGTACTAAAGCTCTTCCCAAGCTGTTTTGCAAGCCATGTCTGAGAGATGCCTTTTTCTTCCAACGTGTCTTTTATTCTGTTCAGTTTCATATTTTCACCGAATTTTACTGCAAATATACATTAAATTTTGCGATAATAATTCGTTATGTGGCTCTAATAGGCAAAAATATAACGATATTTCACACTTTAACACCCATTTGATACGAAATAAGGGAATAAAGAGATTTTATCCTCCTTACTCCCTTTCTTTTCTTCCCTAATTTCCAAATACTTTTTCCACTCGCTTGACGGCATCCGCTCTCATCTGCATGGCTACGGAAGCATATATCCGTGTTGTCTTAACACTTTTATGACCCAATAGTTTGCTCACAGTCAAGATGTCACATCCTGCGAGGATAGCCAATGTTCCAAAAGTGTGCCGACTTGTGTGAAATCCGAGAACCTTTGTAATGCCAGCTCGTTTTGCCATGTGCTTCAAGGCTCTGTCACAGTTGCAGATTTGCGGTGTATTAAACACAAGGCTATCTTCACTTTTATCTTCCTTGTCGGGCAACCATTCCAATGCCTTTTTGCCTAATGGTATCAGAATGGGGTGCTTGGTTTTCTGCATACGAGGCAGATAGATTGCCAATCCCGCATCAGTTTGGCGAATATCCTTCCATTTTAAGTTGGATATATCGCTATGTCTTAAACCTGTAAAGCAACAGAACATATAACATTGTTTGGTTGCAGGACTGCCTGTTTCTACGGAAGCCAATGACATGACCTCTTCTTTTGTCAATGCAACGATATTACTCTCTGCCTTGCTGACCCTTTCCCTTATATCCAATGAAGCAAAAGGATTTGCACTTATCAGACCGTTTCTGACAGCCTTGTTCAATATGGTGTTGAGTGTGGTCTGCATTTGGTGCATGGTGGACTGTGCCAACTTCTGAGGGTTGCTTGGAGACTTTGGCGAAACATAGATGTCCCTCATATAGTTCAAGAAGCCCATATATACGTTTTTATTGAAGTCTATCAATCGTATGCCACTTTTATGGCTGTATTTCATATATTGGTGCATGATGGCTATCAGCTTCCATACATTCTTGATGTAGTTCTGAGAATACGCTTGGCTGTCAATCAATCCCTTGTGATAATCAAGCAGCCATTCATAGAAAACAGGCGATGCCTTTCTCAATGCCGTTTCATCTGGAGACTTTGCCTCCTTACGAATACCAAGGAGTCTTTCAGCCTTTATAGCGACCGCCTTTTTCATGGCGTTCTTGTTCTCTCGCTTTGCGTCTTCGTTAACCTCTGGAACAAGGTACAAATGCAGTGACTCATATTCCCTTTTACCATTCTCATAGCAGTCAAGGTATAGCGACTGACTGCCATTTTTTAACACTCTTGTTCTTATCTCTATACTCATTTTCAGTTACCTTTTTTTATTAGTGCTAATCAAATAGATTATCAACCTTGTTGACCGCCTCCACTTTTTTCTCGTCCACTATCTTACTGTATATCTGTGTTGTAGAGACATTGCTATGCCCCAATAATTTGCTTGTTGTATAGATGTCAACTCCAAGTGTCAGCATCATCGTGGCGAAGGTGTGCCGTGAGCAGTGAAACGAGATGTGCTTTTTAATATCAGCATTTTGCATCCATTTACGAATGTCGTGACATACCGTTGGAGTGCCTGGCAAAGTGAATATCGGCTCGTTCGGGTCTTCCTTTTCATTAAGGCAGTTCAGAGCCTCTTTGGATAATGGAACATTGACGAGTTTGTTTGTCTTCTCCATGATTGTGCGGACAAACTTTGTCTTTCCGTCAGATGCGAGAAACACCTTGTTCCATGTGAGCGCACGTACATCACCCAAGCGCAATCCTGCAAAGCAAGAGAAGATAAATGCCTTTTTTACTTCCGTGTTGGCGCAGTCCGCTTTCATAATGGCTTTCAACTCGTCAATGGTCAGATATTCTCTTACGCTTTCGGCTGGCTGATGCTTCTCCTTAGCATCCAACAGTTTCATTGGATTGCTTGCTATGATACCCTCACGCACAGCCTTGTTCAACGCTCCATTGAATACCGCTTGATGATGATGTGCGCAACCTTGACTGATAACAGCTGTAGCGTCTTTCTTCACTCCATGATGTGCCGTTTTCAAAAACTTCACGAAGCCACGGCAGAAATCAACATCTATTTCTGACAAACAGACATTGATGTTGATTTCTGCCGTGGCAAGGTACTGTTCTATCTTGTGGCGCATCTCTTTTCTTCCTTTCAATGTGGATTTGGCAAAGTTGCCGTCCGACTGCTCATATTTGCAGAGCCAAGTCAGCAGTGGCATATTCTCCTGTTTGATTTTCTCCCATTGTTTGATGCCACGGTTCTGCAGCCCCAATATTCTTTCTGACTTCACCTTGTTTGCCACTTGCATAGCGTGTCTGTTCTGGTCTTTTGAAATCGGGTCTTTCTCTGGAACGAGGTAGAGCGACAGCGACTCGTATTTTCTGACACCATCTGAATAAATGTCGAGATAGAGGCTGATATTTCCATTCTTCAACTTGCGCTGACGAATGCGAACAGGCTCTTTCGGTTTTGATACTTTCTTTTGTCTTCCCATACTGTTATATGCTTTTATTTGTTTCTATTTTATGCCCCCATTCGGGTTTCTCTGAGGTCAAAGTTATAAAGATTATTTTGTTTCGCGTAACAAACGTGCAACAAAAATGCACCAAAAATAGATTTTTAACAGTCAAGGAAATAAAAGAAATCAAATCAAAGAAGCGTCTGTGTATCAATGGAATAACGTGTATTTTCTTTGATTTGTTACGACTTTGTTTTACGCCATAATATCCTCTACTTCGTGGGATTTTATGTATTGCTGCTCTTTGACATCGTATTGTGCATACAAGTGGAGAACCTGACGGCGATAACAGCCAGCGAGCAGACGATGGCGGCTTACCTGCAAAACTCGTTCTTCTCGGCGGGCTACCTGATGGCGGCAAGTATCGTGGCCCTGAAATGCCTGAACCTCGTGCCAGACCTTGCGGCATGGATGATACCGGAAGGCGACACGGCTTTCTCAACCCGAAACTTCGGTGAGGGCGTGGCGCAACAGGCCAAGATGACGGCGACGGGAGGTATCGGCTCGATGATGAGATAATAACCTAAATAATTCAAGAAGAAATGAATGTACAAAAGAAAATTGAGAAATGGTACCAAGACAGACGGTTCGTGCGCTACGTGAATGAGCGCATATGTGAAGAGCTCCGTCATGTATCGAAACAGCCTGATCCGAAATTCAAGGAACTGGACGAAGCCTTTGACCGGGACGACCGGTATATCGTCCCACTGGTGATTTACCTGACCTACCGCCTGCAACTGGCCAAGTTGCAGAAAAACGCCAAGCAACGCAGACGTGGCATCTGGTGGGTGTTCGTACAGGTAATCATACTGGGACTTTATACGGAGATCTCTACCAAGGAATTAGAGAAACTCCGAATGAAGCTACTCGAAGCGATCATGCCGATGCTGCATGATGAATACATCCGATTGTCGAACAAGAAGAAATAGTAAAATCGCATGGTTATCAAACATTTAGAAAACAAAATCCGATTAGTGGGGATTATCTGCACGGCTTTCCTCGTGGGGTGCGTCATCATCAGCGTGTCGAGTATCTGGACGGCGCGGACGATGGTAACGGATGCACAGAAGAAGGTGTACGTGCTGGACGGCAATGTGCCTATCCTCGTGAACCGCACGACAATGGACGAGACACTGGACGTGGAGGCCAAGAGCCATGTGGAGATGTTCCACCACTATCTATTTATATGTAATCAGTGAGAATTCATAGAAATCAAACAGACTATATAATGTCTGTATATCAGTACTTTAAATTCATATTTCTAAAAGATAATGAGTTCCCTTTACGACGAAATTGGGATGTTTTTGTTACTTTATTTGCTACTGATTTGTTACTTTGAAATATTTATCGTATTTTTGTGTCTATAAAATGACCAAATAGTAACAAAATTATTTTTTGTATGGGTACTAAAAAATCTCATATCAACCTCAAACACAAAGATATAGAGAACGGAAAAAAGTCTCTATATCTTGACTATTACAAGGACGGTAAACGCATCCGCGAAGTCCTCCATTTGTACCTGCTACCCGAAACCTCCAAGAAAAACATCGGTGTTAATAAGCAAACGTTGAAACAAGCCGAAGCCATACGTGCCGCCAGACAAGAAGAACGGCTGTCTTCTGATTTCGGAGTGGAGATTAGGAAGCCTTCCACCATGCACATCGACGAAGCAATTGACAGCTACGAGAAAACCGCCCTCGACAAAGGGGATATTTCCACAGCCAATAATATAAAATACATGAAACGAGCCGTGCAAGCATACCGGGGATTGGACACAAAAGTAGTTGACATAGATGAAAGCTACTGTGACGGCTTTGTGGATTTTCTTCACAAAGATTATACCGGCCAATTCGGGAAAATAAGGATGACAACCGCAAGAGCCTATATCTACCTTTTCAGCAGTGTGCTCAATATTGCTGTCACAAATGGCATTATCGGTGTCAATCCGCTTCGTTTTGTGAACATACACGAAAGAATTACAAAGGAACGTCCGATAAAGAAATTCCTAACAGAGGGAAAAATAAAAGTGCTGATGAATACCCAATGCCCTGTCCTATCAAGACCACAGGTCAAGCAAGCCTATATGTTAAGCATTTTCACGGGGTTGTCTTGTTCCGATATTCTTTCCCTGAAATGGAGAGACATCAAGACCAAGGACGGAAGGACTACCATTGAGAAACGTTCACGGAATACGTCAGTCCCCCTTACGGCTATAGCCATGCGCTGGTTGCCGCAAACGGGAAGTCACAGGGGGCTTGTGTTCAACGGATTACCCAAAGACACGGAAATGAATAACATTCTCAAACTATGGGGAAAGAAAGCCGGAATAGAAGACACGCTTAACTTCACGCTTGCGCAAAATACGTTTGCATACCTGCTATTATCCGTAGGCACGGACATTCCCACCGCTTGCAGTCTGTTGGGTGTAACCGCCAAGACCATGAAAGGCTACATTAAAATGATTGCAGTGCAACAGCATTTGAATGAGAGGAACCAGAATTATTGCATATAGAATAACGAATATAAAATATATACAGCCATGCCCAGACCGAAGAAAGTTATCAAGACGAAAGAGCCCGTCCGCATCCGTTTCAAGGAACTGCAGAACGGAAACAAATCCATTTATTTGGATATTTACCGCAACGGGAAACGGACATACGAGTTTCTCAAACTTTATCTTATCCCTGAACTTGACCCTGCCAGCCGTGCGATGAACCAGCATAGCATGGCTTTGGCGAACAAGATAAAGGCTGACCGTATCATAGAACTGACCAACAATGAGAAGGGTGTTTCAAACGCCACGTTACGGGGACGCTGCAAACTGTCCGAACTGCTTAATTCCTATTCCATGTGGTTGGAAGACAACGGCAAACATACGACTCTCCGCAGTGTCAAGTCTGTCAAGAAGGCGACCTTTCAATTCCGGGGAGACGTACCTGCCAAAATGATAGACAAGGACTATTGCATAGCTTTCATGAACTTTCTGCGTAACGACTACCACGCACGGACGAACCGCCCGATTTCCATGACTACCGCCGCCGGATATATTACCGTATTCAGCGCAATGCTCAATTGGGCTGTGCGTAACGACTATCTCACAGAGAACCCCTTTACGCATATCGCCGCCGCAGACCGCATCCACCGTCCGGAAAGCAAACGCGAGTTTTTACAGATTGACGAACTGAAAAAACTGATTGCCACGGAATGTCCGACACGCCATTCCGTAAAGCAAGCGTTTCTGTTTTCCTGTTATTGCGCACTGCGTATCAGTGATGTTGTCGGGCTTACTTGGAAGGACATTCATAGGGACGGCGACCAGTGGCGGGTGTTCACCGTAATGGAAAAGACCAAAGAACCTATTTACCTTCCCCTGTCAAAGCAGGCAATGAAATGGTTGCCTGAACGTGGCGACGCAAAGGACAGCGACAAGGTTTTCGACCTTCCTTCGGAAAGCCGTATCTGTATCATCCTTGACAACTGGGCAAAAGCCGCAGGGATAAACAAGCATGTAACCTACCACGTGAGCCGCCATACATTTGCGACCATGATGCTGACACTGGACGTTGACCTTTATACGACAAGCAAGTTGCTTGGGCACAAGAATATTTCCACTACACAGATATACGCAAAGATTATTGACCAGAAGAAAGACGAGGCGGTAAACCGGGTTAATGACATTTTTAATGATTAAAAACATTTGTATGATGAAACGCTTATCCGACAACTTCATAGTATTGCTATTGCCGCTTACG